TCGTCTCTATCAAAGAAATCTTGAGCCCTTTCAGCCCTCGCACCACCCAAACCGGAAGGCAAATTGTCGGTAGGAACCAACATTCTACCTCCAGTAGCACCGGCACCAGTTCTGCCTAAACCGAACAAGGAACCGATTGCTTTACCAATCATAGGTGCGGCAGCCATAGCCAACATAGGAAGGAAACCTCCCTTCATACGGCGGCGACCACCAGTAGCACCCATAGCCTCCATTTTGGGGCTATGACGCATATCACGCATTTTACTTAATTCTGGGGATGCGGAAACATTCATAGCAATATCCGCCAATTCTGGAAACCTCCTTACGAACTCTTGGTTCCTTCTTAACGATGGGTCAATCACCTTACTAACCATCATATCGTTTATCATAGCATTCTTAATATCCCTCGCACCACCGGTGTAGCCACCGCCGAATAGTTTGCTAACAAGAGAGCCAACAAGGGGGGCGGCTGCTGCGGCAAGGAAGGGTAGAAATCCGCCCTCCATTCTGCCTCCAGTAGAACCGCTGCCGACTTCACGAACGGCTTCTTCAAAAGAGCCGCCACAAGCACAAGCAGCACCACCTTCCATACCTTGACCTTCATAATCCTCACTCAAATAATCATCTTCACTATCTTCATCACCACGACCAGAGCCGTTGAGGCGGTCTATCATCTGTCCTTTGCGACGCTGAAGAGCGTTGCTTTTTGCCGTTAGGGCACGATTGTAAGCATCGTTATATCCAACCATTTTGTGTTTATAATATTAAAGAAGAAAATTATTTTATATATTTATTCTCCATTATTATTTACATTTCCCCATTTACGTCTATTATAATATTTCCATTATTTTTTACCGCCAATAAATTAGGTAGTGGTAGTGTTGCCGTAGCCATATTTTCTGGTTTATTGACTACTATTTCAGTAAGCCCATTTGTTATATTGGGTCGCTTAATATTCTCCCCATCGTGTTTTGGATATTTGATATTGTATGTTTTAATAATATCGTCCGGAATGATTGGGGCGATTTCCTCAAGGTTTTTTATATCTGTCCTTATAATGTTGAGGGCATCCTTTGCCTCTAATCGTTGTTCTCTTTCTAAAGACAATTCAACTGCGATTTTACGGCATATCTGGGCGTATTGAAGGCTTACGAGCCGATGTCGTTCGCTGCGTTGAGCCAATTGAAAATAACTATCCAACGCCTTAATACATCCAATTACGACAGAAAATATGCCTAAAACAATATTAATGTCTTCGTATTCAATTTTCACACCGGTAGCGAAACCTATCGCTGATGAGCCTACTATGACTGGTATATTAATTGCGTTGCTGTATGAATTATATTTCTCGTGAGCCAATCTATGAAGGATGCCTAAACTCTCTGCCTTCTCTCCCTCTGCCTTAAGAAGGTTCTCTAAATTGTCGTCGTAAGTAATCTGTGCTGACATATACAAATATATAGTAATATTTTTTTACTATATATTTTCCTATATTAATTATTACCGACGATAGGGTTTGAACCTATGACCTCTGGGTTATGAGCCCAGCGAGCTTCCGCTGCTCCACATCGGTTAATCACCAAATCACAGAATTTTTCATCGGTTGAGAAAGTCCTATAGGGTCAGTAAAACATCTACCGAACTACCATTAATTCATCACAATAGGTTTGAGGACAAAGTAATCAACGCCAACGGCGACAGCAACAGCATTACCATCAGCACCAACAGCGGTGAAAGTAGCAGTTCCAGCGGTAGTGATAGCTCGCAACTGGGTAGCAGCGGAGGCGGTTCCAACTGCGGTTGAGAAGGAGGCAATAGCGACATCCCCAGCTTGGATGGCTGGGTTAGTAATAGCGAGAATACCAGAAGCGGCGGTAGTAGAACTACCGGCACAAACAACTAAATCCTTGAGCGACATTATATTTTTATAATATATCATAAGAAAATTATTTTAATATTATATTTGCGAATAAATATATTATTAAAATTGCTAAATCAAATCAAATAAACGTCCATTTACATCAATCGGTCTTCCATAGCTTTACGCCGACCGCCGCCAGTTGCTCCATATCCTAAAGCACCCAGACCAGCGGCACCCAACTTGGCGAATTTGTTATCACTTCCGGAAAGAAGGTTTTTAACCATAGGAAGGGCGTGGGGGGCGACAGCTGAAGCGAATGAACCCAACTTGTCAAGAAGACCGCCACCAACCATACGCTCAACATCTCCGGTAGAGTGAGGGGTTTGCTGGGCGGCAGAGAGAACATCGTCCTTGGTAAGAATACCGGTGTATGTGGCTGACTGACCTTTTTCACAAACAAAAAGTCCGCTGTTGAGGGTGATAAGAACCAACTCAATAGGCATAGTAGTAGCAGCAGCACCACCAGAGGTAGTAGGTGCCTCAATATGGTTCTCAACGTCTATGCTAAACTGGAGGTTAAAATTTCCCAAACTGCCGCTTGCGTAGTAGTCCTCTGTGATTTGGATATGCCTACCCATATCAAGCATAAGGTAAGAGCCAGAAGTAGCGATTTCCTTACCAAAACCGGTGGTGTTGTTGGCGAGTTGAGCCTTGCCCCTAAATTCGTGGAATGACTGATTGGAACCGGCTTCAACAGAGAAGCGATACAACTGGTCTCTGGTTGCGGAAGCAAGAATACCACTTTGGTTGTTGAAATTAATGCTGATACGGCTAATAGCAAGGGCAAAATCACCATCACTAACAAGCTGGGAGTTCTTTGCCTTACGAACAAAGATAAGCAGTTTGTCTGGGATTTGATTGAGCTGGATAGTAGTAGAGGGGATGGTTGCGGTTGCTGCGACAATTTTGCTATTAGCAGCACGAGTAGCATAGCCGATGGTGGAAGTTGCGGTAGAAAGGTAGCGAGGCATTTCCCAGTAAGGAACGACGTTGCGTGCCGACAACATATCACTTGGTTTAGGTGTCAAAAAGTTAAAGATGAGTTTGCTGCCCTCATAAGACAACACGCTAATCGTGGTCTGGGGTGTCTGGGAGGCACCAGTAAGAACAACATTATCCCAAGCAGCACCAGAACGCCACATACGAGACACATTATCAGTAGCCAAATTCATCACTACGTTCAAATTTTGAATTCCATAAAAACCTTGTCCGCTGTAAGATGATTTACACCACATAAAAGGGCTTGCGAGCAAAGGCTCTCGGCTCGTGAAGCGAACAAAGTAAGAAGCGGCGGCGGCTGGGTTAGCAACAACCGGAACGGCAGTAGCGTTAGAACCCCAAGCATTCGTGCCGGAAACTTGAACTTCGCTAAAGGAACCACGAGGATACAAATCATTATCCAAAGACTGGTCGCCATAGTTTCCAAGAATGTTGTTAGAAGCACCAACACCATCCAAATACTTACCATAAGTATCATAGAGGGCTGGGGTCATACCATTATAGCGGTTCAATTCACGCTTGTCGTGGAAGCGGAGAATAGCCGGCAACACATCGCTCATATTGACTGATACGGAATTATTGTTGATTGTAAATTGTTGTGTAAGGCAAGCTCCGTGGAGAGGGAAGGCACCGAGAGCGTTGGAATAGCCTAAAGAAGTGAGGGGAGTGCCGACTGGGATGCCGGCTTGGGCGGCAGCGGAGATATTGACTTGAACGACACAAGTGCTTTCCCATATGACACGTCTATCAATAATTGTGGTCTCGCTGGGAACTTGGACGTTGTAGGTATGCGAAGAAGTAGTAGCGGAGATTGCGTTAAACTCGGCGATGGTGATGTTTTGACCGGAACGATTGACGGCATACTTGATGCTGTCTTTACAATTGAGGCGTTCATCACGCACAAGGACTTTCTGGAAATCGGCAGACGACATTTTATTTTTATAATATATCATAAGAAAATTATTTTAATATTATATTTGCGAATAAATATATTATTAAAATAGAATGGCTTATTAATCCTAAATTACAGAACTCCTTGAAAATCTTTCCGCCTAAACATAATTTTAAGAGAAGCATTACAGCCAGAAGCCAGCCTAAAGGGATGAAGTCCCCCAAATTGGTCTTTCCAGAATACACTAATTTCAATTGCTGAAAGTGGTGCGTTTCCGTTAAGGTCAAACAATCGGTATTCGCTGGTAGGTGAATAAAAGAGGGATGGTTTATTTTCCCATCCCTTATCTAAAGGAACTTCTAAATCTGTGAGAATGTTGGATATATTAGAATTGTTTCCGGAATTTGTTAATTGACTTTCCCTACCAAATAGAACCGGCACACTTACTAAACTGGGTGCGATAGGCAGCAAAGATGTTGTGAATACGATTGCTTGAACTGGGTTCCATAGTGGCGTAGTAGGGTATAATTGTGGAACATATAATACATTCTTCCCCCCATATGTTGGGAGAGTTGCGTTAAAGGTTGGTGGGGAGGTTGTCAAAAGGTCTGGGAATTCAATACGGAAGTTCTTTCCTTGACTAACATTATTCACAGCCCCATATCCATTCTGGAATGCTTGAAAACTGCTAAATAAAGTGAAGAGGGGTGCGTTGAAGAACAATTGGATTGCGTTGCCGCCTAAAACCGGATTGAGGGCTGGGGTTGGCGATGCCGGTGAAGGTGTTTGAAAACAATCTTGAGGAACAACAAATGTTGCCTTACAACTATCAGCGTCAAATGAGAGAAAAGGAGGGCAGTTAGCATACCCTACTAAAACACCGCCGACATTCGCAAGAAGAAGCGTCCAAGCTGCCCTTAATGCTGTATTCACCATATCAATAAATGGCTGATACGTATATACATAATAGTAGTCGCTTTCTATGTCTTGGAATTCTGTGGGGATGTTAGGCAGACCAGTATAGAGTGGGTTGGACTGGGGGACATAGATTACCCTTTGCTGAATGGAGTTGTTTATAATTGTTGTTCCATTATTGATAAGGAGAGGATGAGAAAGGGTGATAGTGTAGATGAGTGCGTTGATATCCGTGTTATTTACTAAAGCTTGGGGGACAATCAACGGAAGAGAAGGGGTCTCTATGCTAAACCTAACCACGGAACAGAAATAGTCGCTTGGATTAGATAGGTAGGGATTGTTCCTTATCTCTGTGAATTGTAATGCTGGTGGCTTCCTTGTGCCGTTAGTATCGTTGTTGATGATGTTTAAATCATAGTAGATATGATATGGCTCGTAGGAAATACGAGATGAAAAGTCAATACCGCTCATAGTGTTTATATATAGTATTGATAAAATTATTTTTAACTAATTAATCGTTAAATATCTAAATTTCGCTGAATAGATTTTTTATTTTTCGCCATTCCCCAACAATCCGGCGGTAATAATACAATAATAATCAATATAGGGGGTGTAATAATCTATCTATATTAATTACAATAGAGTTTAATGGGAATAATCAAGTAATAATAAATTTATTATTACTATATTAATACTGGACTATGGTAGTGTAATAATCTAATATGGGGTCTATTGGATTATTAATGGGATATAATGGATTAATACTGGATTATTACGGCTGGAGGGTGCCGTTAATGGTGATTGGGTCTTCCATACAAGGGGATAATTGCGGTTTCTTCTTCTTATCACGCAGCATAATATCGCTCAACTGATGTAGCTGTATCTGGTAGGTGTGAATATCCGCCTTGAACTTCGTCTCCGCCTCTTCTAACTCCCTAATGCGTTTGAGAAGTTTCTCCCTATCCTCCATACGCTCTTTCTTATCTTCCTCAAGCAAACGAATACGCTTCTCTTGTGCCTCCGCAATCAAGTCGGCACTCTTCGCCAATTTGTCAAATCTTTCATCAACATCCTCTTCAATCTCCTCGTCAATTCCATCACAATCTGGGTCTTGTGTATGGAACCCCATAATTTCATTCATATCAGCGGTGCTACAACCGGTTCTCGCCTTTATGTTGGCTAACTCGGTAGAGAGTTCTATTATCTTGTTGATGGCGTATTCCATAGCGGTCGGCATCGTGTGTGTGTGTGTCTGTTATAGTATATAGTAAGAAAATATCTTTATATTAATATTGAATAATCTTATTTGATTATTCAATATCCATAATCACCAAATCACGGAAATTTTGGCGTGGTGGGAAACCTCCTATGGCTGGGATTTTATCTACCCAACTACCATAGGAATAACGAAATCACAACTTTTGATTAAAGTAGAGGAGTGATAAGGGAATATCTGTGCTTACCTTCCAATCTACCAGAACGCCGGTAGTTCGGTAGATGTTTTGGCGACCCTATGGGACTTTCCAAACCACCGAAAATTTCTGTGATTTGGTGATTGTGGCTGGTGCTAATCATTCTTAATATACGTCTGGTTCATTTCTGCGACGCTATGCCCCATTTGTTCCGCAATTTCTTTTTGTTCTTCCAACTGCTTTCCAAACTTGTTGGTGGTGAAGATATGCCGCAACATAGATGAGCCAATCTTCTTTCCAAATATCCGGTTGAGGATGCGTGTAATACTATTAATAACGAATGGCTTATCGTTCCAGAATGTAAGAAAAGGTTCCACGAATAGTGGGGCGGTTGCCTTTGACGCCTTCCCCTTTGCTTTGGTGGCTGGCTGAAGATGCCTTAATATCCCCTTTTTGTCAAAATAGACTTGGAGGATTTGGTATAACTCTGGAGGAATATCAATTACGACTTCTCCGTATTTCTTACTTGTTTTGTAGCGGCGAAATATAAATCTTCTATTGCCCCAATCAAGTATATTAGACCCAGACAAAGCATCGGCGACTTCTGGTGTATATTGTGATACTACCTTCATATTATTATAATCGCTATTTCTACGAGGTGGGATGAGAACATATAATGAAAGAACAACTAAATCCAACAACCTATTATATTCACCCTCGGTGATAGGACTTGAAATGTTTGACAAGGCAGATGTCTTGAGTTGTTCCCACGTGTTTTGGACTTGTTTCCAATCTTCCCAATTGGAGGACTGCGTCTCTGTTTTCTCGCCATTATGTGCGGTAGAATTAATGTTCTTGGTGAGGTCAATCATCGTTTGATAGTATCGCTTCAGCAGTTTATCAACACCCTTCTCACCCTTAAATGAGGTTAGACAACTGACGATGCTGATGAGGAAACCACGCTGCGTATTTGGTTTATACGCCTTAAGTTTCTCAATAATGGTTGGATATTTTTTGAGGAAGTTGAGATTATTCAAAGATTTATTATCGTTCAACTTCTCCATATTCCGGACATAGAGGGCGATACTACTATCTGCTATACCCCTCTCTTTTAATTTCGCAACAAGCAATTCACTAAAATCCATTTTGTATATATTACATTAAGAAAAAATATATTTATATCTTTACCGCAATAATCATATTATTCCTTATTCACGGCGAAGAAGAGTTTCTATAAGGTTCATCGTCGTAATATGCTTCTTGGTGGCTCGGTGTTTCGCCATATTCATCTTCTGGACGGAACACCCACATTCACAAACGATGTGCGTCTTGAGGCGTTCCATAATCCTTTCCTTGTTCTCCAGATAATATTTGTGATTGTATTCACGCTCCTTCTGGTTGATTTCGCTCCATAGTTTATCGGCGTTGGCGAGACACATTATAATTTCCGGTGTTTTGTTTCTTGATGTTATATCCTACATAGACGTATATTTTACAATCAATTTTTTATATTATTAAATGTGTAAAACAATTCAATTACGAAACCATACTCATCGGTATTCTAATAGGATTAAACCTCGCTGAACCCATCGCAACTCGTGGCTCAATTTCGTCGGCACCTTTTCCTAAAATGAGGCTCACTCTTCCTCCTAAATCTGTGAGCCCTTTACTTATCTTTCGGCTAAAGCTGGGGATTTCATTTGCGAGTTTATCCACCGGCTGATACAAGAATGCCTTTGCCGCCTCCGTATATCTACCGATTGTCTGTAATAAATCACGGATGAAGGACTGACAATTTCGGTCGCCAAATGCGTCATAGAGGAAGAATTGTGCGTTGCCTACCCTCTGCCTCGTCCTATCCATCAATTCATTCACGCTGACCCTCGCACCATCAAGGGGGACATTTAAACGCTCTTCCTCACCACTTACGCTCCACGATGTGCTTACATCTATGCGGTCATTCTTTTCAATCTTCACACGACCTCCGCCTTCCAATTCACACTCAATCGCCAAATGAAAGAACTGCTCGTATCCATACTTTTTCTTCAAGTCGTCCCATTTACCAAGTGTGAGAACTTTGAACGCCTTATCAACGAACCCTTGAACCGGTTTGCGAACTACATCTATTTTGGTGATTACTTTATCGCCAACCTTCTCCAACGCTGATTTAGAGGCATTCGTATATTGCTCCAGATTGGGCTTGAATATAGCAGTCGCTTTATCCTTCACCCAGTCAAGGAAGCCACCACCTTCCAAGTCGTAAGGCATACGCTTACCACGCCGGTCGCCACGCCCACTCATCTTCGGCATTATGGTATTGATACTATGACATTCTCTCGCACCTTTCGCACTATCTACCACACCAGCACTTGTTCCGGCTGGGTTCTCCATCGGTATTACCTCAATATTGCCGTTGGTGATGAACTTACCCATAATATTATACAGAGGGTCGCACGACATATAGATACGATGATTACCATTCTGTCTGGCGAAATCTTGCTTCTCAACTGCCGGATTGAAGCTTACACCACTCTTTATAAGTCCAGCATTTAAGAACTTGTCAAGTATCGCACCAGAAAGAGAATGACCCACACCATAATAAGTATATTGTGAAGGTGGGTATTGTTGCTGGAATTGCTGTAAGGTGGCGAGGTCTTGCTTGTATCTGGATGAATTTTGTAATCCGTTATTAACAATAGAGACGTCTGCCGACACATCCTTTAAATCGCTGAACTCTGTGCCTCTTATCGCCACAATAATCAAATTGGTTCCTTGCTTCAAATAAAAAATCATATATGGGTTTTGAAGTAGGATGTCATAACCGGCAATCTCCCTACTTCCACTATAACAAGCCTTCGCCATCTGGGCGAGCGTATATAGAGGGGGCATATCTGCTGGCTTATTGACCCAGCCTTGCTTAACTTGGGAGGCGTCAAACCCTTTCGGCTTCATTACAAAATCACTAATCCCTTGAGCTGCCTTTTTGGCTAAATCACCGAAAAAACCCTCACCTTCCATCCCCATCCCACTCATCGCCATCGCTTCTTGGTTCATATCAAGGGGTTCAAGCACGGCACCACCTCGCATATTTCGTCGTTTAGCATACACTACCATTTTTATATAATATATAATAAGAATATATTTATTAAAATTATAATCGTATAATATAATATAATATAAATTTATAATGAGTTTTCAAACATTTTGCGGAAAAGACCCAGCCGATGTTGCTACATATAATAAAGTTCTGGAGGAGTTCTTACCGGATACTGCTCTGGGGGTTGTAAGCGTCGGTGTCTCTGCCCCTCTTGTGAATACTGGAAATGCTGCTAATCCAGTTGTAGCTGTTGGATTTGTGAATGCCGGTGATTTGATTGTTGGAACTGGGGCAAATGCTGGTGCTGTGCTTGGTGTTGCTGGAAGGGCTGCCGGTGATTATTTGCGTGTTAATGCTGGTGTGAATGGTATAGAATGGTCTGCTGGTGGTGGTGCTGTTCCAGCGTTGAGTGCGGTTCTGGCTGTAGGAAATGATGGTAATGCCGCTGGTATTACAAATGCTGGTGTTATTAGTGCTGCTGATATACAAGCCCCTTTTGGTGGTATTGTTTCACTTAATAGCACAACAATTCAAGATGTAGGTGGAACCGGTCTTGGTATTCTGCCGGTTGGAACCCTTCATCTAAAAGGATGTCAAACAAAGGGGAGTATCCTTGCCGGTAATGGTGCGACAAGTGTGGAAGTGCCGATTGGTGCCGCCCCCAACGGATTTGTGCTTACAGCAGATAGTGCCGCAGCTACTGGGTTGGCGTGGGAGGAAAATGGTAAGGTAAGTGGGATTACCGCCGGAAACAATATCACAATTGATAATACAGCCCCTCTTCAACCAGTCGTCGCTCTATCAAATCCTTTGACAAGCGGTGTTAATTTCGCAAACCTCGCATTAACTGGGAGTAGTAATGACGGAGTGATTGATAGGTCGGCACAAATAAATATTCAAACTCAAAGTGGGAATGGTGGAACACTTGGAGTTAATTTTAATGAGATATCTACTGGAAGACAAGGTTTTACGAGATTAAACCAAGCTGTTAATGTTGGGGAGTTGGATGTTAGTTTTTTTGACGCAACTACTAATCAAAGTGCTTCCAGTAAGTTTCAAGCCCAACTCAATCAAAGCAGTTGTAGGTTTGAAACTATCAATTCTACTGCTGGAGACCAAACGCTTCGTGAAATAGCCATATTAGATGGTGCTATGGTTGATAGCACAACCGGAACTAATCCTACAAATACCTCTACCATCTCACGAAGTTATTTTACTGGTGGAGCAACTATAAGTGATACTGCGACATATAATCTTACTGGTGGGTCAGCAAGTAATGTATATCAGCAAACATTAAATTCTTCTAATTCTACTTTGATATTATCTACAACTGATGCTGTTTCACCTTATACTACAAGTGCTTCTCTTACTTCAGTAAAGAATGGGGAGGTTGCTTGTCAATTGACTACAACTGATACAGCCAATAATAGAACTGCTGTGAATACTCACAGAGCGAATGCTGGAACTTTGGAGGCAAAAAGTGAAATCAAAGTCGTTGAAACTGGAGCTGGGGCATTTACAAGTGATTTGGATTTAGTTAGTAATGCGACAAGTTGTAAAATACAGCAGACGTATATATCTAATTCCGGTGTTAGTAATTTTTCAGTTATAGATACAAATGTTAATGGATTAGATATTACTTCAACAAATGGAAGATTATTTTTGGTGGCTGGTGGAAACGCAACATTACAAGGTTCCGGTTCTAATATAGTATGTTCTGCTACATCTATAAATGG